TTACATCCACATAATTTGCTGTCCTGACGGCAACGGGTGCGGCCTTACGGCATGGACTTCTCCCGGCTTCACGATGTATCGCTGTACCGACTCATAAGTGATGAACGTGGCGCTGCAATTCACGTTCTGACACTGGTGATAACGCTCTTTTGTCGTGTCAGTGATATAGCGGCTTGTACGCGCATGTGCGGCATGCTGGCATAAAGGACAATGAAACATCGCGAGCACCTCTTCCGGTTTTGTTGATGGTGCCATTTTAGTTAATTTATCCTTATAAAACAAACAGATAAATAAATTACATCACTCATCATCTTCTGTTTCGTACTCCACATCAGAAAGCCTGACCTCAAGCTCCAGGGACGTCGTGAAGCCGCTATTATTCAGAAAATGTGTCACCTTAGTGATTGTCCAGTCCTGCTCGTCTATGACGCGCTTAAAGCCTGACACTCTGACCGGCGTTTCCGTGTAAATATCTGCCCGACCAGTAGCCAGGCTGATGGAGAACTCCGCAACACCCCGTTGCAGTTTATCCCACTTCGCCTGAGCGGCGCGCATGGCCTGTGCTTTCGTGGCATATACCGTGGTCAGGGCAAAAACGTTGTCAGCCTCACCGGCCATGTATTCACCTTCGCGCGCTTCCGGTACTTTTGGCTCTTTCTTCTGCGTGACCGGTTTCGCTTTCGGGTGCTCCAGTGCGCGCAGGTGTTTCTCTTTCTTTTTGCGTTTCAGTTTTACCTTCTGCTTTTGCGGCTTCGGGTCTTTGGTGTGTAACCACTTTGCCGTTACGCCTGTGTAGGCTCCACGGTCAGCAATCGCAAAATGATGACGGTCGCCGTCGCTGCGGGTGATGGTAATCTGCGGGATTTTTTTACCGCTGGCCGTCACCCCCTGCCCCGCTTTGAGAAACAGCAGTTTTCCCATTTTTACCGACACCTCACCGCCGTTGCGTTCAGCAAGACGGGTCAGGAATTTCGCATCGGACTCCTGCGACTGGTCGATGTGCGGGATTTTAATTCCGGCCAGTGACGGAGCGACACTGGCTTCCAGCCTGTTACGGGAGGCTATCGCCTCAACAATCGCACCGAGCGTGGTGTCATGCCAGGAGCCTTCACGGCGGGAATTGAGCGTCCCGCGAAAATCTGCACTCCGGGCGCGGATGGTAACCACATCCGGCGCGCCCCGGTGTTCAACCTCATCAACGGTAAATTTCCCTTTGCATACCAGGGCAAAACCTTTCCAGCCGATATACACCGTCAGGACAGCGCCACGAACCGGCAGCCCGACCTGCCCGTCGGCATCGTTCAGTTCAATATCAAGCTGGTCAGCCTCAAAGCCCCGGTTATCCGTCAGGGTCATGCTCATCAGACGGTCGCTGATATTGCCGGTAATATCCCTGCTGTCGAGCATCAGCATGTAATCCGGCGTCAGCGTACTGCCTGCATCAAATGTCAGCGCATCCAGCATTATCCCGCCCCCGTCATACCTGTGAATCTGGTCGCCATACTGCCGGCCTTACCGATGAGCGATTCCGCCTGTTTACCGATATCGCCATAAAGCGCGGCCAGTGATTCATCAACGCGGGTGAGTGACAGCGTAAAATCAATTTTCCGGGGTGTGCCGTCTGCAAAGAAAATACTCCCTGTTTCACTCACCCTGCTGATGACATACATGCCGTAAATCATGCCGGTGCCATCCAGCAACGGCCACGCCCGCCCCTCCTCTGCCATCAGCCTGAGCGTGGTCATCGTCAGCTTGCCGCCGGTCAGTTCGGGATAAAGCACACCGGCAAGCGTGATGTTTTCCTCACCCACACCGAGAAACTGAAAAGCGTCCCGTTTACCGATACGGGAATTTGACGGCCAGCGATAATCTGATTCACGCTGCATGGTCTGGTGTGGCAGCGTCTGGCGCATAAAAACAAACATACCTAACGCGAGCATCATTTTTCGTCACCTCCTTAACCGTCATGCATCATGCTGGCACGGGCGCGCGCACGTTTATCCCGCTCGTATTTTTCGAGCGCATCCTGTAACTGGCGGTCAAGCTGTGTTCCCGGCGCAGTACCGCCCGTCAGGTTGATGTGATATTCGTTTTTACTCTGGTCCACATAAGAGCGGCCAGCCGGTGCCGTAACCGGCTGATAAGCCTGATAGCCTGCATAAGAGCTGGTCGCCGGAATATAACCACCGGTGCCATACGTGGCGGCATGAGTTCTGGCTGCGGTCTGGTCAAGTGTGTCTGACTCTTTGTTGATAACACCGAGTTTTTCCAGTACCCAGTCAATACCGCTGCGCAGTTTGTTGAACGCATTAAGCGGCAGCATCAGCGCGTCAGCCAGTGCCTGCCCGAACATGACGCCCGTGTCACGGCAACGGTTCAGGGTGTCCTGTGTGGCTTTGACCGGGGCAATCAGGTTTTTAAACCACTGCCACGCGGCCTGTAACTTTTCGCCCAGCCAGTCAAACACCGGCTTCAGTGGCGTGAACAGTTCTCCCACCGGCGCAAATGCCGCTTTCAGCCCTTCCACCACACCGCCAAAGAATGCGCTGACAGGCTCCCAGTATTTACGGATAAGCAACGCCCCGGCGACAATTGCAGCCACCACGGCCACAACCGGCCAGCTAATCGCCCCGATGGCCGTCATAACAGCACTGCCAACCGTCGTGAAGATTGCCCCCATTGCGCCTGCTGCCGCGATAATGGCATTGATGCCGGTGATAACCGGCCAGGCTACAAGACCAATGGCACCGATGACACCAATCAGCGCCAGTGCACCACCGACAATGAGGCCGATGGTTGATGCCAGTGATTTGTTTTTCTGGATCCAGCCGTCGAGTTTTAACACATACTTTGTGGCCGTCTGCGTGAGCTTACGCAGCGCGCCTTCCTGCTGGTCAAACAGGTCAGTCCCCACCGCCTCATAAGCGGACTGAAACTCCTTAAAGTCACCGCCGAGGTTATCCTGCATGATTTTAACCAGCTCTTCCGTTTTACCGTCCGAGGCTTTCAGCGTGGCGGTCAGCGTATCCAGTTTTCCGCTTGCTGCCGCTGCCAGTAAAACGTTCGCTGATTTCAGGGCTTCCTCACCAAAAATGGTTTTAAGGTATTCCCCCTTCTGAGACGTTCCCAGCTTGTGTTTATCAAAGCTGGCCTGAATCTCTTTCAGAATGGTGAACAACGGACGCATATTTCCCTTTTTGTCCGAGGTTTTAACGCCAAGCTCTTTGAGTGCATCCCATGCTTTTCCAGTCGGTGCCTGTAATCGGGTGACAACGGCACTGCTACCCGTACCCGCCATTGACCCCCTGATGTTATTGTCATGCAGCACACCTGTCATGGCCGCTGCCTGTTCAAGACTTACACCTGCCGTCCTCGCAACCGGCCCGAGGTAAGTCAGTGCATCACTGAGTCCCTGAAAATCAGCCGCCGACTTATTCATCGTTGCCGACAACACGTCGCCCACATGGCTGACATCATCATTTGACAGTTGAAAGGATGCCTTAGTCCCCAGCAACAGTTGCGCGTTTTCTTCCATCGACCGCTGATTCGCCAGTGCCATATTCAGCGTGACCGGCGTTGCCGCCTGAATGGCATCAACATCCCCACCGGCTTTCGCAATAATAATCTGCGCACCGGCTGCATCATCTGCCGAGGCTGCGGTATTGTCGCCGAGCTGACGCGCCTGCTTGCGTAGTGCAGCCATTTCGGCGGAGTCTTTTGCCACACCGAGCACGGCCTGCAATTCTGAGTTTTTCTGCGCAAACTCATAACCTGGCATCAGCAGCTTAACACCGGCCATCGTTCCCGCCGCCGCAATCCCCACACCGGCAGCGCCCACTGAGGCCATATTTCCGGCCAGTTCTTTTCCGGCCTGATAACGCTGTTTGACTGCGTTAAGTTTTGACTGTTGTGCACTGACACGCGCCAGTGCGTCGCGCTGACGGTTAAGCTGTGCGGTGGTTTCACTGATACGGTTTTTCAGCCCCTGCTCATCATGTGCAAGATTGCGGGTATTAATTCCCACAGCGGCCAGTTCCCGCTGCTGGCGTTTAACGGAATCCGTCAGGCGGTTATATTTCGCCTGTAAGTCTTCCGCCGCTCGCTTTGCTGATTCCAGCACTTTCGCCTGAGCACGGGTCGGACGTTCGGTGTTTTTAAACTGTGTGGCAAGGGCTTCGGCTTCCTGCCGTGCCTTTTCAAGCGCATGACCAGTCACGGCGAGCTGTGCACTGGTCTTGCGGAATCCCTCAATACGGGATGCGTGACCGTTCAGCTCGCGCAGTGATTTTTGTGTTTCCCGGATATCCCCCGACAGCGACTTACTCGCTGTACGGATGGATTTAAACGGGCGGGATGCCTGGTCAACAGCCCTGAGCAATACCTGTAATTTTACATTGTTACTCATTCGTGTTTCCGCTTCGCCGGAGCGCCTTTTCGCGCCATGTGATGAGTTCGGTCAGGCTCATGGGATACAGTTCTGATGGCGGCCAGTGAAATATCACTGCCACATCCGCCATCAGGTCATCGACCGACAGATTTTTCGGGAACGTTACTGCACCGAGTTCGGCGACAAAAAACCGACCACCTTACCGGCCAGCGCCACAAGGTCAGGCAGTTCCAGCGCGGCGACTTCCTGCTCGGTCAGCATCGGTGCCGTCATGCGCGGCAGCACCTTAATCAGTGCATCGACTTCGGAGTTCGCGACCGCTGCCAGACTGACACCGCGCAGCGTCCCGGCACTGGGTTTCATCAGCGTGACCTGTTCGATAACCTGCTCACCACGTTTGACCGGATTGTCCAGGGTAATGACGTTTTCTTTGTTCATGGTTTTCTCACTTCTGAATCGTGGTTAACCGGTCAGCCAGGCTGACCGGATGAAAATCACAGGCCGATATTGCGGCGGTGTTGCTCCAGCCGGTCGACGCCGTTCACCTTCTCAATCATGTTGATGGTGTCGATTTCGACCAGCTCCTTACCGTCCATCGTCAGCCGGAAATAGGTGCAGACCACGGAGATTTTCGACTCGGTGTCTTCTCCCTGCTTGCCCTCGCCGGTGTCGATTTCTTTCTGACGTCCACGCATGACCACCTCGACGGCTACCGTTTCGCCGGTATCGTCGCGCTGGTAAGAGCCTGCAAAACGAATCGGTACGGCATCCACACCGGTTGCGGCGTAAAGCTCCCAGATAACCGAATCCGGGAAGCCACCGAGCGACCACTCCATTGACAGCGCATCGTCATCAAGGCCGAGGTCTACCGGTGCGCTGCCGTTCATCCCCGCACCTCGATAGTTTTCGAGCTTACGGGTCAGTTTTGGCAGCGTGACGGACTTCGCGACGCCCTGATAGCTGTAGCCGTTCAGAAAGACGTTCATTAACTTGAGTTTGCGCGGCATTGCCATCGGTCAGGCTCCTTAATTGCTGTTAACCAAGGTGACCAGATTTGCCAGGTATTTATCGGTAATACGCTGGCGCAGGGTCAGGTTTTCGAGAGGAGGCACCGGTGTATAGTCGTAGTCGATATACAATTTTCCGGCCTTGAGGGTTTCCGCATCGTTGGATTCTTCGCTGAACCAGCAGGTCGCATCCACGATATAGCCGTTTGTTTTCAGCTCACGGAATTTGGCATTGATGCCGTCAACGATGTCGCGAATCAGCGTTGCAGTGATGGGCTTGTCCACCGCCCACATGTGCGCCTCAGCCATCGTGTCGGCCAGCACCTGCGCGGTGCGGGTGTAGTTTTCAAAGAGGAACAGCGGGTCATCAGAGCAGGTACGGTTACCCCAGAAGCGGAAACCGTCACGGCGAATCAGCGTTGTGACACCTGACTCGTTCAACAGGTCAGCATCGGTGCCGGACTCCTGCAAATCCCAGAATACAGAGGCACTGATGCCGGTAACACCGTTTACCCCGACGTTGGACAGCGTTTTATGCCAGCCCTGCTCCTGGTCGATTTTAGCGCGCAGGCCCAGCGCACGGGCGGTGGCATACGCGGTGGCGGTGGTACTGGCGACCGTATCCCATGCGAGGAAATCCGGCCAGATGACCATCAGCTCACGCTGGCTGAAATTCTGGCGGTAGGCTTTCACCTCGGAAATGGTTTTACAGCCCCATGCGCTGATATACCCGAAAGCGCGCAGCTTCTGACAGACGGATGCCAGTGCAACAGCCACCTCTTTGGTGTCCAGTCCCGGCACACCGAGAATACGCGGTTTAACACCGGTAACCGACTCCGCCGCCAGCAGGGCTTTCAGTCCGGTGTACTGACCGTTTTCGTCGGTGGTGCCGATGATATTGGAAACAGTCTGCGCGAGTTTCGTTTCTTCGTCGTCGCCGGTGCCGTCTTCCACGCGCACAACAACGGTGACCGGTTTTGACTGGTCAGCGATGGCCTGCAACGATGCCGCCAGCGTGCCTTTTTTACCGGCCTTTGCAATTGCGCTCTGCACATTGGTAATCAGCACCGGTTTATTGAGGGGGAAGGTTTCCGCATCCGCATCGCTGGCCGTGCAGACCATGCCGACAATGGCCGTGGATACGGTGGAAATGACGCGGGTGCCGTCGTTAATTTCCAGCACCTGCACGCCGTGATGATAGTCACTCATCCGTTTAACTCCGTGGTTAATGGGTGCAACTATTTTCCGTTGGGTAGTGCATGAGACGCTATTTAACCTGGCTGGTCAGTGGATGAAACAACAGATAAAGAAAAAGCGGGCAATTCGCCCGCCTGTCCTGATTTGTACACACTCATTTTCCGACTGACAATTTACATAACCCAAAAGTTATCAAATATGACAGTCTGCTTTGAGCAAGAAGCGGACATTTGCCTGTCAGGGTATATGCCGCTCTGCGGTTATTATCCAGAATCAATAATTCATCTGAGTTGGATTACATATAAAACATAGTTATCCCATGAATAACCATTAGCAGATCATCAATTATGTAAATCTTTTGTTTCAGGTTTTTTGAGGTGTTGTGACAACAAATGGCTATAGCGTTTAAGCAAAATATTAGAAAGATTAAACTCATTCATGAAGTGTTCTTCTAATAAGTAACCATCAATATCAACTTTAATATCATTATTACTTTTCATCTTCTGTAACGTAGATTTTACACACTCCAGCAGGATGCTTTGCTCATGGTAATAGTCCATAAGAAGAGTAACATCCTCTTTATCAAGTTTACTTAATTCACTGAAGTAGGCTTTAAACACTTTATCAGTCTGGTTTAATGCAACCTGTAAGCGAGGCCCTCCTAATGATTTGACATTAATGGCAAAAGGCTCGCCAACAAAATGCTCCGAATTTTCGTCAAAGCCAATATGTCTCGTTTTATCAAGAAAAGTGAGAGCGCGATGGTTATTAGCGATTTCATATGCAAACATTGTTCTGATACTGTCCCTCTCAGCCTCCATGCTTATATCATCACGGTGATTTGTATAAAATATATTTCCAACAAAGAGAACCATAGCAAGAATCACTGAACTTGCCTCCCAGTTAATATTTTTTAATCGTCGCTTAGTAAACATACCGCACCTTAATTATCAAAAATATTCCTTCAGTGTTATCTGGTTAGCCTAAACCAAGTCATTAAAGTCCGCAGGATATCATATACATAAAATGTATTGATTAGAATTTGCACTAATAAAATAATGCTTTACTAAAATCTACTCCAGACACAGAGCGGTCTGTCAGATTAGGCTTTACTCTGTGCTATAGATATGTAAGCTCACACCAGAGATCATACAACTTATTGCGGCATTTCCGGCCATTCGGGATTTGCAGGATCCACACGACTGACCAGAACGCTGTAGCGTTCCCATGCTTCCAGTCGGCTGCGTTCCTCATCCGTCGCCATATTCAGCTTGACAGCGCGTTCCAGCGGCAAAATCACGGATTCAACTTCGGAAAGTAAAGCTGCTTTTTGTGATTCTGCCTGTTGCTCCTGTTCATCTGCCGTATAAATCCGCTTAATCACGGCACCATCCTTAAACATCCATTTACCTGAGTCATCAGCACGTCGGTTGGAGGTAATATCAGGAACCTCGACAACGCTGAAACCTTCAGGGTTAAGCGTTGAAGCATCTCTGGTGATGCCGACAATTATATTATTCTCGTCGTAAACAATCTTTATCGTGTCTTCCTGAAAATTACTTACTTCCTCATACCAGTTTTTTCCCTCTTCGGACCATAACCAGATAACATCAAAATTTTTTGTCAGTTGATATTGGGCAACAGTTTTTGGATTACCCGCAGTAATATTTTTTAAATGCTGCATAAATTACACCTGTGCGACGTTATACCATGTGCCATTGATGTATTTTTGTATTGGCCTGAATACTGCGGGGTCATCACCATCGACTTCACCGACAATACCAAGCCCGGTAATTACGTGCCCTGCTTTCTCATACATCACCCCTTTCTGCATGGTCTGGACAACACGTGTGCCAAGTCTGATATCTCTCACATAGCGGGAATCAAAGTTACCGTAATCCGAGGGATTAACACGCCCCGTAATATTTATGGTCTTATTACTTTGAATGCTTCCGGAAACAAAGCGCATAACATGGACGTTATTAGCATAAACATCCAGATTACCATCGCCATTTTGTTTAAATCCGGTGTCGTTATCACCAAGAACAATAGAGTTCCCACCCAACGCGTTATTCGTGCCAAGTGCCAGCCCGCCATCAATCCTGGCACCATTACCAACAGACACAACTCCTGTTCTTAAGTTGATGCCGAATGGCCTTAATGGCCCAATATCTCCATTTTCACCCTCATTTTCTCGTGTAGGAATGATATACAGGTTTTCTTCAGAACGGCGAAAAATAGCACCAAAAGATGAATTAAATATCCTCAGCGCATTGACTGTAGATATTTTTACTTCACTGCTGAAAAGGGCTTTAACAAGAACATACAGAGCATCCCATTTAAGATTCATCAGGTCTTTTGTTGTGGTGCTCTGGCGACTTCTCCATTTGAAATATTCATTGCCGTTGTCACCTGTTTCAAACCACATATATGAATCAGTATCGCTGTCGGCATCATTTTTAAATCCAATCTTTGCCCAGTCAGTATTTCGAATCCAGGCAAGGATTGAGTCGTTTTCAAAAGTAAGCCCGCCGGACAAGGTATCGCCATTTTTTTGCACGGCGTTCCCGGCTCGGTTTACCGTTTCCTGTAAACCGAGATATTCGATAACGGCGGCAACGGTCGATTTAGCCAGAATATCCCGCCCGACTTTTGTCAGGGTCGCCAGGCTGGCAACATCATTCCCCGTAAAATACGGAAACCTGTCTGCCGCAGTAGCAAGCCCCGCCAGCGCCGTCAAAGTGGCATCTTTCGGTTGCTTACCCGCAAGCGCATTAGTCATGGTGGTAGCAAAATTCGGGTCATTGCCCAGCGCCGCCGCCAGCTCGTTCAGCGTATTCAGTGCGTCAGGCGACGAGTCTACAAGGGCGGCAATCGCGGCCATAACGAAAGCCGTGTTTGCGATCTGAGTATTATTCGTTCCCTGTCGCGCAGTTGGCGTCGTTGGCGTTCCGGTCAGTGCAGGGCTGTTTAATGGCGCTTTCTTGTTCGTTTCATCCATTACCGTCTTAACGGCTTTTGGTGTTGCGGCGAGCGTTTCAGACGTGCTGTTGGTGGCACTACTGAGCTGGACAAGGCCTTTTCGCGCTGTGGTGGCGTCCTGTGCAGTGTATTTCCCGTTAGCAAGGTCATATGCTGCTTTTACCGCTTTTGGTGTTGCGGCGAGTGTTTCAGACGTGCTGTTGGTCGCACTGCTTAACTGAGTAAAACCTTTGGCGGTCAGCGAGGCGTCCGGGTGACGTCGTGACTGTTCATGTTCTGCAATTTTGTCATCAACGTAATCCTGCGTTGCCATCACCGTTGTGGTGTCAATGGTCAGCGCCACTGAGGCCACACTGCTGACGATGATGACCATGCGGCAGGTCTGCGAACGCCCTGAGCCTTCGGCAAGAGCTGGCTTATAACTTTCAGCCATGTTCGCCACGGCAATTAACGTTCCAGCATCATCGTACAGGCCAAGCTCACGCATCCAGAAACCGCCCACCTCCGGCGGAATAACCAGCTCTGCGATAATATAATTACTGTTTCGTTTGTCCTGGCTGATTTTGTTCAGCGCATGTCGCCAGACTTCGTGGATAAGCCCGGTCTGTCCGGCATCCGGGACAGGCAATTTACCACCGCCATCCCCGACGGCCATCGTGGTAATGTTGACCTTCCGCCCTCCCGGCGCGGTTGCCGCTGCCAGCTTTGCTGCACCAGCAGTGGTGATAACGGTTCTGAATTTTGTGCTCATTATTCCTCACTTATCCGGGGTAAACCGTAATTACATCGCCGTCATAAGCCACACCACCGGCGAACAGGTAGCCGGGAATGTCCCGGGTAATGTTCAGACCAATAAGGTGACGGCTTGCAGGTTTGGCATCAGCAATCAGCCGTTCCATTTCCTGATACATTGCCTCTGTGATACCGCTTTCCAGTACACCAATATCAAGGCGGAAGGTGCCGGGCGGGTCACTGTTTTCCCACCACTCCGTCACGTTGATGAGATAGCCGAGCGGCTCCACCACACGCCGGATTGCGCCGATAGTGCCTTTATGACAGTGGATGAAATAGGCATCGCGGATAACGGCGCGTTTTGTCGCTTCCGGCCACTTTTCATCCCACCTGTCGACCGAAAACGCCCACGCCAGCCACGGCAGCAGATTTGCCGGGCAGGTGTCCGGGTTCCACAGCTCACGAATCCTGACCGGCGTTTTTTCAATTTCCGCACAGGCTTTTGCGGCGGCAACTTCAAGCGGTGATGAGCCGGTCGGCAGCAGGCGCGAATCACTCATCCGAGCCTCCGGTCACGACGCGGTATTCGGTACAGAAAGACGCCTGCGTACTGTTGAGCACGATGTCAGCCAGTGGTGCAGCCAGTTCGACACGCTGCACGCCTTCCACATGCAAAGCGGCATAAATGGCAGACAGACGGATGTCGCGCCCCAGCCGGTGCTGTGCCGTGATATACGCTTCCAGCTTTTTCACAGCGGCAGCGCGGATGGGTTCGCTTTCGGGACCAGGGTAAAGGTAAAGCGTGGCGTTTATCTGGTATTCAACGATGGCGGCAGACTGCACGGTCACGCGGTCGGCCACCGGCCTGACGTCCTCGCCATTAAGGGCGTTACGCACCACAGCCAGCAGGTCTTCGGATGCGACGCCGTTATTTTCACGTGACAGCACAGAGATGGTGACACAGGCAGGAGACGGACTGGTGACAGAAATATCCGCGACACGCCCGTCGGCACTGCGACCATGATACTGATAAGCCCCCACCGACCCGGCGACGCTTAAACCTTCAAACGCCTGCTGAATACGCAGACGATAATCGGTGTCAGATTCCATCACTGCCGGTGTCGGCGGAATGGTCGAATCATCTGCCGGGGTGATAGTCAGGCGCGTGGTGTTGTAATTGGCACCAATCACATCAAGGTCATTACCGGCGGCACAGGCCAGCATTACCGCCCGTGCGGCCTCATTCACACGCTGACGCCAGATAAGCTCACGATAAGCATTTTCCTCCAGCAGTTTGACGAGAGGCTCGGATTCCAGCATCAGGGCACGGGCGACCGCCTCCTGCTGGTCTTCCGGGTAAAGGGAAATCAGTGTCGCCTTGCGTTCAGCAAGAATGGTTTCAAAGTCCAGCTCCTCGACCACATCCGGTGCGGGTAGCTGGTTCAGGTCGATAATCGGCATGGTTTCAACTCACAGGGATGGTTAACGAAAGTGGCTGGCCGGTGTCGTTGTGCAGGCCGGTTAACGTGACCGTCATTCGCCCGTCAAAACTGCGCGCCGTGGTGACGGATGACAGGGTGACGCGGGGTTCCCATTTCAGCACTGCCATGTAACAGGCGACTTTAATCTGCAACTCAAGCGCCGGGGTCTGCGGCTGGTCAATCATTGACGCCAGCAACGAGCCGTAATCACGACGCATCACCCGTGAGCCGACCGGTGTGCGCAGGATATCGCCGATACTCTGGCTGATATGCTCAAGGTCAGTGACAGTCAGGCCATCACTGCGATTCATTCCGAGATAACGCGCTGTCATAGAGGTCCCCCTGTTGTGCCGCCACTGTCGCCGGGGTGTTTATGGGTATGCAGTACCTTACCGTTTGATGAGAGTTCACCGCCGGTGTGTTCAATGTTGCCGCGCATCGTCCCGCCCTTCTGCACTTCCAGCGTGCCGGTAATCAGCCTGTTGGTGCAGACCACCTCCGGTGTGTCCAGGGTGACGCGGGTTGATGCTTTCACCATGACCACCGGCACCGTGGCAGTAACAGAATCAGAAGCCGTCACGCTGGCCGTTTTAATTCCGCTTACCGTAAGTGCACTGGTTTCGGGTTCATACTCAATCACCGCCCCGTCAGGGAAACGGATATGCAGGGCATCCGCCGACGCAGACGGCGCGGGGTTATCGCCGGAATAAATCCCCGGCAGAACGAATGCCGTGTCGAGTTCACCGCCCACGGACAGAATCAGCACCTGTTCTCCCACGGAAGGTGCCCACCATGTGCGCGAACGACCGGCGCGATGGGTCAGCCACTGAAGCCAGTCGGTGCACATGCCGCCGGTCTGCACGCGGCAGCGACCGGCGTTAAGGTCGGTTTCGACGATAATGCCGGTGCGAATCATGTTGCGCAGTGCGCGCGCGAGTTCCTGAATATTTGCGAGAGTGTTCATGCATGTGAGATTGCACAATATATAAAAGTTATGCTATCTGGATTCATTTGTAGAACTACCAGACAACATTCAAGGAGAGCGTAATGGTCAGCTATAATGTGACTAATGTGTGGGGGCTAATCGTTTTTTTCCTTTGTAGCTTTGCAGTATTAGCATTTTTTAGCTTTGGTAAAAGTAACCTTATGAGGCTTATTGCACATTATTTCAATTTTGGATATTCAGACAAAAAATTAAAAAGACTTGACCGCGAGTGGCGCGACATTCAACTATTTAAAATAATTAACGGAATCAATGTATCAGGCATTGAAAATGTGAGAATGATACAGCAGGGACTGATTGATGGAAAACTAAAAACATCGTATTTTTTCCTTACTCGCATCTGGGGTGACATAACAAAACCACCACACATAATTAAAACAATAATTGTAATTCTGACCAGTATTTTTTACATTCTCCTCGCATGTTACATACACAACAAACAATCCGTTATAGTAAGGGATGCCATAGGCATACCATATAAAAACATGATGTACTATGTTTATAGTGACAAAGTTCTTTTATCCTTCAAAAATAAAGCAGTTGAATTTAATAAAACTTATAGCCTTGCCGATTGCAAGAAACTGCAAAACGTATTTATAAAAGACACACTTCCTGAGATCGCCTGCAATAAGCTCTTACAGCTAAACGAGGAGGACTCCGAATGGTTAAGCCAGGAGATTAAAGATAATAACAGTCACAAAAAAGCATTATTAATACTATCCCTCGTCTATTTCACTTCAGGTCTGGTTATATTCCTGTCATATACAAAATTCTTTTACGCCAATAAGAAGGTTTTAGAATACAAAGCATCAAATAAAAATCACTCATAAACCTCTAAACATTGAGCGACCAGCATGGCCGCTCAATGTTTAATTGCGCATCAGCCTCTGCCTGGATAAAACTAACGCTCAAGGTGAGCCAGGATAATCTCTTCAATCATCTGCACATCCTCACCGGTAAAGCCGAGCAGGGGACGCGCCGGATAATCAATTTTCTTACCGTCTTTCCGGTTTTCTTCCGACAGACCAAACTGATGCACACTGGCGATTTTCGGCGACTTCCCGCCGTAAAATTCCATTGATGCCTGCTCCGGGCTGGCACGGATATGCAAAAAACGACTGGTAATAAGTTTCGCAAACATTTTTCGCTTAACGCGACCGGTCTTTTTTCTGGCGCTCTGCTGCTGGCGTGGTGCGTAGGGTGTGCCGTCCGGAGCTTTCTGTGCCATCACCCGACGCTGCTGACTCTGCCGCAGACGTTTCGCCAGTTCTGCACTCAGTCGCCGACGCCCAGACGGTGACAGCGATTCAATCAGTCCGGTCAGCCGGTCTTCAAAACGCTTAAACTCATTCATCCCACTTGCTCACCAGTTCGCCATTGATATAAAGCTCCATCGGGCGGGTGACCGGCTCCGGCGGCGTGGGTTCCGGGATATTCTTCACATGCAGCGCGCCGTCCACCTCACTGACCAGCGTGCGCTCGGTCAGCATCAGGCTGATGCTGATATCAAAGCTGCTGTCATTGTTGATGTCTGCATAAAACGTGAAACCTTTTTTCTGGCCTTCGTCGGTGGTCATGATGTCGGGCTGATTTTCCCGCAGCCACGCCAGCACCGGCACGATGAGCAGGTCAAAATCACCGGTAAAGTCGGTCACAATGACATTGAGCGTGTAACGCTTTTCGAATGACAGCGACGTCGCCAGCGTGGAGGCAATACTCCCGTTATCAACGAATATCCGCAGCATATCGGGGTTAGTTTTCAGCACCGTGACGGCATCAGTCAGCGCCCTGCGCAGGCTGTCGGGTTTGAGCATCGTTTTCGTCCTGACAGTGTTTAATCATTTTTACCTGGCTGGCACAGCGTGCCAGCGCGTTCTCAAGCTGCCGGATATCGGCACTTAAATCGCCGTTCGTCTGCGGGTCACTGCCCGGCATCGGGCAAAGGCTCACTTTCGGGCAGGCGTTGTGGACAATCACTGGCGTCGGTGCAGGCCGGACGCTGGTGCAACCGGCGCACAGCATCAGGCAGGTCAGCGCCGTACCAGCGGCGGAAATCTTCGTTTTCATTGAGTAATCTCGTGATGGTTTTCTCGCGCTGAGCTTCACGCTTCGCGGCGTTTTCCAGTTCCTGACGCAGTGCCACCTGCGCCAGCTCGTTTTTGTCTGCCCTGGTGAGCGCAACATGAAGCTGATTTTTCAGCATGGTGATGGTCGCCTGTTGCTCGCTGGCGACGTTGTTCGCCCTGTCCAGCGAGGCGCGCAGGCTGGCGTTTTCATGCTTCACCAGAAACAGCGCCGCTACCGCCAGTGATAACAACACAACCAGCACAATCATCAGCTTTGACATGGTTCCCGCCCCTCAAAACGCTGATGGCAGGCCGTACGTATCAGCCGGAAGAACACCGACGCCACGAGGTAAATCAGCGCAGTAAAAATCCACCCGGCGGCAACCAGCGAGATAAACGTCGCCACCATCACCACCAGAGCCGCCGCCCGTCTGCGCCACGGCACCGGCTGCAAAAACAGCGACGTGACAATCTTCACGGCCAGCGATTCCGGCGGCAGCTCCCGCCCGTAGCGTTCCAGCACATACTCAGTGGCATACACGCCGACACCACCGGCAACCACACAGATAACCGTCGCCAGAATCGCCCAGGCAGCGACAAAATTGACGGCCACGCTCTGCGGGTAAATCAGGGACAGTGCCAGCATCAGCGCCAGCGACACGTTCAGCATCAGTGAAAGGGATAATTTCTTCATGGTGTTTACTCCGTTTAAGCCGGTACGCCGCCAGCGGTACGCCAGACGGTGACCAGTTTTTCCAGTGAATGCTCACGCTGACCGTAACCGGCACCCGGCAGGGACGCCCAGATATTGCGACAGCGTGAAATGGCGCGCTCAATGCGTCCCGCCCGGATGTCATCCAGTGCTCCGCGTTCGCGGATCAACTGAATGGCGAGTCTGTCCTGTGACAACGGACTGAAATCCGGCAGGGCAAGCTGTTTGCGGTAATGCGGCCAGAACAGGTAAAGCTGCTGATAGCGACCGGAGGCCGTGGATTTTTCACCGCGACGGTTAAACACCTTCGCCGGTCGGCCATGTGCGAACGGGTGGTCACTGTAGTCGGTGAAAATTTCCGGCTTTCCGTCCAGTCCGGTGACTATCACGTCATAGCCCCGGTTTTTCGTCAGCGGATGATTCGCCGTCCCTTCGGACACGGCCAGCATGTCGAGAAAGGCGGCGATATTCTGATGCGTGTTAATTACCGGCATTACGGTTTCCCCCTGCCCTTAAAACGGCGCTGAATGGCAATCTCAATCACCTGATAACCGGCGATGCCCAGCATGGAGCCGATGCCGCACACCGCAGGCAGTGACAGGTCAGGAAACTGCACCAGAACAACACCGGCAACCATCGAGACAAAACCACCGAGCAACATGCGCCCGATAAACAGACGCGGGGTGATAGGTTCACCACCGGCAAGCACCTTGCCGACAACAATCAGCACCCCAATCATGAAAAGCGACAGGACGCTTTTTTCTTCTGCTGTCATGCGTTACTCCCACAGATTGACAGTTTCAGCCACGGGCGCGGTCTGAACGTCAGGCAGTTCGACGGCGGTGCCGTGCGGCAGCACCGCGCCCAGTTCAGCCAGTCCCGGATTTGCGGCGAGCACGGCCTCGACCACGCCCTCAGTGCGCCCGTAATACCGGACACAAATGGCGTCAAGCGTGTCGCCCTGTAGCGCAAAGGTCTCCATCAGATTTGACTCACGATGCAGCGCGGCTTGTCCTGGATACGCGCCACCGCCCAGCGCATATCCCGCCACAGCTCATCAATGGTGCTGTCAATGCTGTCAGCCTTCTTGTCGCCTTTCGCACTGGCATCCACGCCGCGATAACGCTCATAAAGCGATGCGGTCGCCATCGCACACACGGCGCGCTCGTAGTAAAAAACCTTGATGCTTTCACCGTCGATATCGTCCGCCGGGACGTCCGCCAGACGCGTAAAACCGGCAGCAATTTTCTGTTCGCGGTACTCGTACAGCTCCGCATTCGTCTCCGCCATGCCTGACTTGATGGCCTCACGCAGACGGGCGGGGGCGACGGTCTGCTCAAGGCGCATACGTTCCCGGACGCGCTTCGGGTCGATATCGGGAAAAAAGAACGTGTTTTTAATCACCGGCTCGTCGCCTGCCGGTTGCGGGATGACCACCGTACCCTCACCGGACACGGGAGCCTCCTTTCGCGGAATAATCAGCGTCATCATGACTACCTCTGAAAAGTCGGGCGGTGGACGCCGGTGCAGTGTCAGGTGATTCACCCTCACTGACCGGCGTGCCGCCCTGGCGCGGGGCGCATTCGGTTGTTAACTGGCTTTCTTTTTCGGGCGTCCACGTTTTGCCGGTGCCACGCTCCGGGTCTTACGCGGGGCGCGGGTGGCCGCTTTTGGCTGTGGCTCCGGCTTCGGTTTCAGTTCCCGCTCCAGTCGTTCAATCTCTTTTTTGACGCCTGCCTGACAGTCGAGCTGTGTCGCACGTTGCAGGTGCGCCAGCGCACCTGCGGCATCACCAGTGTCACGCAGAAACAGACCAGTGATTTTGTGCAGCTTTGCGCGCACTTCATCAGGCATGTCTGCCGAGGCAGTCAGTTCAAGGGTGTCCGTCAGCAGGCGGGTATCCACAGACTCACCGGCAACGTGAGCACGCATGGCCGCGAGCGCCACCTCCTCGGTGAACATGTACGGCGGGGTGCGGCGGTGTTTACCCGGCATGGTCAGACCGTACTTCAGGGCATAACGGGCAATCTCCAGCGCACCGGCAATATCGCCGGTATCCAGACGCCACAGCATGACCGTCATCAGAATGTCATCCTGTGCACCTTTGCCCTGCTCCAGCACGCCGTTCACCCACGGCAACCAGAACGGCAGCAGTTCGCGTTTTTTCGCGGCCTTCAGCTCTTTTGAATAAATCGCTTTCAGTGTGCGCTGGTCTGCGGCCAGCTTGACCAGCATCTGCTCATAGACAGTTGCATGTCGCAACGGGGCGGCTTCCCGCTGCGCGGTCATCGCTGCCGAGACCCGCATCATGTGACGCTGTGCGGGACTCGTCATCGGTTACGCTCCCGGCTCTGCGTTCGCTTTATCCGGTGTGGAGAAATCACCGACCTTAATTTTTTCCACCAGACAACCGGCGGCGTAGTCCTCCACCACGTAATCAATGTTCATTGACTCGTAGTTCTCCACGCGGTCGAGTTTCGGGTTTTCCTCAATCACGCGGCGATGGCTGTCATCCATGTAGTAGATGGACAGGTTTTCCAGCTTTGTGATGAGCATCGCATCCGCCGGGAAGTACGGGACGCGTACCGCTGGCAGGTTGCCGATGCGTTTCTGGCTGATGATGACGTCAGCGGCCAGCATTTCGCTGTTGTCCTGCTCCTTGTTGACGATGGGAAAATACTTGTCCGCCAGTAGCTGACGTCCCACAATCACCACAAGGTCAGGGTCTTCCTGATACCACGGCTCAATCAGGTTGTTGGTCGCATCCATCACCAGTGCGTCAAGGCTGGCATAATCACCGCCCTTACCCACGCGGATAACCTCAGAGGTGGTGTGCCCTTCCTCGTCAGTGACCTTGCTCATCACGCGCGCCGGTGCTTCATTGCGGTATTTCTGCAGCCAGCCGACCGCCACATCCTGTAGCATCGGATTGCTGCTGCGGTCAGAGGTTTCTGCACGCTTCACGCCGTTAAAACCGGCCATGATGAAATCAAGGGACTGGCGTTTGATAATGGCGTTACGGATACGGAGCTGGAAATCCTGATAACGCGCCCACAGGTCCAGCGTTTTGTAGCGGATATAAAAATCGAAGTTAATCTGGTCGCATTCGTACTTGTTAGACGCCAGCTTCGAGAAGTCCTTCGGCTGACGCTCGGTGCCACCGGCGGTGTCGGTGGTGCTGGCGATGGAGCCGGTGACACCGATGCCAATTTTTTCCCCTTTCATTTCGCTGACCGGCACAATGTTGATGCGGGTCAGAAAGTCAGAGGACTCCTGCATGGTGTTCATCAGGGTCTGGGTGACCGACGGTTCAACGGTGAATTTTTTCGACACATCACCGGCGTCGATGCCGTTCAGTTCGGCAACACGGGACAGGTAGGCATTAAATTTAAAGCGGGTTTCCTGGCGCATAGTTTTTCCTGAAATTAAGGGTTAATCGTGAAGGTTTTCCCGGACTGACTGACGCCGGTCAGCAGTTCGTCATCAGGGCGTCACCGCCACCGCCGGTGGCTTTGCTGCGGCGCTGCTGGGTCAGACTTTCGGTGTGGTCGAGACTGTTTTTCAGGCGGGTGAATGCCTGACTGGTTTCATCCGCCCTGTCAGTCACATCCTGCTTAAGTGCGGAAAAGGCGGTTTCCATCTCAGCAAGGCGCTGCTCAGTGGCGCTCAGTTTTTCCTGCACATGTTCAGCAACAGCGGTCACCGCTTCATGCACGTCATTCAGACGGGCATCATCGCTGGCCTGTTTGCGGCCAAAAATGGACTTCACCTTTTCGGTCAGGGCGGTGAACACGGTTTCAGGCAGGTCTTCAAATTCCAGCTCAACAGGCGTTGCCACTGAAATCAGATTTTCAGGGCTTAATTTGAAGCGGTTCAGGGGGTTGTGTTTTGCCGTGCGGCAGAATTCCAGGTATTCCGTGCCGAGGCTTGCCGGGTCATCGGTGACGGCCAGACCCACCAGATAACATTTGCCGGTATTGGCAAAGTTCGGCTGAATTTCCATTGAGGTATAGACCTTCTGCGCGGCCTTGTTCATCGCGATAAGGTCATCGGTCGGGGTGATTTTCGCAAACAGCGCCCATTTGCCTTTCAGCGCCGAATCATCGTCAATCTTTTCGGCCTTCAGTTCGGCCACATCGCCATAACGCTTAAAAATACCGTCAGGCAGGATGCCGCGCAGATGTTCCAGGTTAATGCGGCAACCATAGACTCGCGGGTCAAAGGTTTCGGCCATTTCCTGAATATCCTGCGCACTGATGACACGCCCGTCACAGGTGTCACCCTCAACGCCGATACGAAAGAATTTTGAGACTTTTTTTGCCATTGTCAGGAGTCCTGAATAGTGATTAGAGGAGTCACATGTCGGCATCAGTTTCCCGACGATGCGCATCCTCCGCCATCAGTCCCGGATGGCTTATCACTGACACAACAGCACCTTAGCGAATCGCGGGGCGCGACTCAGTAGCCTTGCCGTGTATTCATCACGGCGAGGTATTCATGACCATCACCACAGACACCACTCTTTTACACGACCCGCGTCGTCAGGCGGCGCTGCTGTACTGGCAGGGGTTTTCCGTGCCGCAGATTGCCGCCATGTTGCAGATGAAACGCCCGACGGTGCAGAGCTGGAAACAGCGCGACGGCTGGGACAGCGTTGCCCCCATCAGCCGTGTCGAAATGAGTCTGGAAGCGCGGCTGACCCAGCTCATCATCAAACCGCAGAAAACCGGCGGTGACTTCAAGGAAATTGACCTGCTGGGACGCCAGATTGAACGGCTGGCGCGGGTCAACCGCTACAGTCAGACCGGCAACGAGGCAGACCTTAATCCGAACGTCGCTAACCGCAACAAAGGCGGGCGTCGCAAACCGAAAAAGAATTTTTTCAGTGACGAGGCCATCGAAAAGCTGGAGCAGATTTTCTTTGAGCAGTCTTTCGACTATCAGTTGCACTGGTATCGCGCCGGGCTTGAGCACCGCATCCGCGATATCCTGAAATCCCGCCAGATTGGCGCGACGTTTTATTTTTCCCGCGAGGCGCTGCTGCGCGCCCTGAAAACCGGTCATAACCAGATTTTTCTGTCGGCCAGTAAAACGCAGGCGTATGTGTTCCGCGAATACATCATCGCCTTTGCCCGTCTGGTTGACGTTGACCTGACCGGTGACCCGATTGTCCTGGGCAATAACGGCGCAAAACTGATTTTTCTCGGCACCAACTCCAACACCGCACAGAGCCATAACGGTGACCTGTACGTCGACGAGATTTTCTGGATCCCGAATTTTCAGGTACTGCGTAAGGTGGCATCAGGTATGGCCTCACAGAGTCACCTGCGCTCAACCTATTTCTCCACCCCGTCCACGCTGGCGCACGACGCCTACCCGTTCTGGTCGGGTGAACTGTTTAACCGGGGACGCGCCAGCGCCGCCGAACGCGTGGAAATCGACGTCAGTCATAACGCCCTTGCCGGTGGGCTTCTCTGTGCAGACGGCCAGTGGCGGCAGATTGTCACCATTGAGGACGCCCTGAAAGGTGGCTGCACGCTGTTCGACATTGAGCAGCTCAAACGCGAAAACAGCGCCGACGATTTTAAAAACCTGTTCATGTGTGAATTTGTTGACGACAAGGCGTCGGTGTTCCCGTTCGAGGAGCTGCAACGCTGCATGGTCGACACGCTGGAAGAATGGGAAGACTATGCGCCGTTTGCCGCCAATCCGTTCGGCTCCCGCCCGGTATGGATTGGTTACGACCCGTCACACCGTGGCGACAGCGCCGGATGCGTGGTACTGGCACCGCCGGTGGTGGCCGGTGGCAAATTCAGAATACTTGAGCGTCACCAGTGGAAAGGCATGGACTTTGCCACCCAGGCTGAATCCATCCGCAAACTCACCGAAAAATACAACGTCGAATACATCGGTATTGATGCCACCGGCCTCGGTGTCGGCGTGTTCCAGCTCGTGCGCTCGTTCTATCCCGCCGCGCGCGACATCCGCTACACGCCGGAAATGAAAACCGCAATGGTGCTCAAGGCAAAAGACGTCATCCGCCGTGGCTGTCTGGAATATGACGTCAGCGCCACCGACATCACCAGCTCGTTTATGGCTATCCGCAAGACCATGACCAGCAGCGGACGCAGCGCCACCTATGAGGCCAGCCGCAGCGAGGAAGCCAGCCACGCCGACCTCGCCTGGGCGACCATGCACGCCCTGTTAAATGAGCCACTCACCGCCGGTATCAGCACCCCGCTGACATCCACCATTCTGGAGTTTTACTGATGAGCAAGAAAAAAGGGAAAACACCGCAACCTGCGGCAAAAAAAATGACCGCCAGCGCCCCGAAAATGGAGGCATTCACCTTTGGTGAGCCGGTGCCGGTACTCGACCGCCGTGACATTCTGGATTACGTCGAGTGCATCAGTAACGGCAGATGGTATGAGCCACCAGTCAGCTTTACCGGTCTGGCAAAAAGCCTGCGTGCTGCCGTGCATCACAGCTCACCGATTTACGTCAAACGCAATATTCTGGCTTCAACGTTTATCCCGCACCCGTGGCTGTCCCAGCAGGATTTCAGCCGCTTTGTGCTGGATTTTCTGGTGTTCGGTAATGCGTTTCTGGAAAAACGTTACAGCACCACCGGTAAGGTCATCAGACTGGAAACCTCACCGGCAAAATATACCCGCCGTGGTGTGGAAGAGGATGTTTACTGGTGGGTGCCGTCCTTCAACGAGCCGACACCTTTCGCGCCCGGCTCCGTGTTTCACCTGCTGGAGCCGGATATTAATCAGGAGCTGTACGGCCTGCCGGAATATCTCAGCGCCCTTAACTCTGCCTGGCTGAATGAATCGGCCACGCTGTTCCGCCGCAAGTATTACGAAAACGGCGCACATGCCGGATACATCATGTACGTCACCGATGCCGTGCAGGATCGCAACGATATCGAAATGCTCCGCGAAAACATGGTGAAGTCGAAAGGCCGCAACAACTTTAAAAATCTGTTTCTCTATGCCCCACAGGGGAAAGCCGACGGCATTAAAATTATCCCGCTCAGTGAAGTGGCAACGAAGGACGATTTTTTTAATATCAAAAAAGCAAGCGCCGCTGACCTGCTGGACGCGCACCGCATCCCCTTTCAGTTGATGGGCGGTAAGCCGGAGAACGTCGGGTCGCTGGGTGATATTGAGAAAGTGGCAAAGGTCTTTGTCCGCAATGAGCTTATCCCGTTACAGGACAGGATTCGGGAAATAAACGGCTGGCTCGGTCAGGAGGTCATCCGCTTTAAAAACTACTCACTGGACACTGACAACGGCTGAACATCGCCGCCTGCGGGCGGCTTTTTTACACCCCCGTCATCACGCCCTCACACGCTCGCCACTGTACAAAACACCCCGCAGACACACCAACGCCCCGGCGCACAATCTAAACGCCATCACGACGCGCTCAGACAATCATCACCACCGCCAGCGCGCAGTGCTTTCCCCGCCTCGCCCGCCCGCTTCGTGGGGCGGTTTTAATGCAGTTGCATGAACACTCCAAGAGCGCGCCAGCACTGACGATAACTGACAATAAAAACGGCTTCTGACATATGCACATTCATTCACAATCATGCATATTAAAGAACGGGTATGGATAGCGTCGTAAGATCTCATCTTCACTGTACCCCAAATAATCAGACATGAGTTTAATCGAAGGTGGCGTTACAGGTTTCATAAGTAGAGGAAAACGTTCGTGCAAATCATTGAATTTAAGAATCCCTGAATCTTCTTGCATTACTCTTTTGTCAAACAGCGATTCAGCATACAATGGCAACTCTTTGAGCAACAGATTAATATCAAGCAACAAAACATCTATCATAATCATTATTTGCTCAGTAATATCAATGTAATAAGCTGCCTTATTACTACCTATAGCATTAACAATATCATCATTTTTAAAACGCATCGTAGGCAAAGGTGAACCTGTTGATTCAATAATCATTCCTCTATAGGTGTCATCAAAATCATTCCTAACATTTAATGCAGCCAATAGGCTGTTAAACCTTCTTGCTATATCACTAACAGCAAAAGCATCCCCCCAGTTAGTAGTCTTTGCTGTCTCTCTATTATTCCCTACTCCCTTTTGACTCAATATACAGGCCAACTCACTTAAATCTGATGATAGAGGAGCACCAGAAAAAACCACAACAGGAAAAGCTAAAGCCCTCTCGATAGGATTTTCACTTATACTTACCCCACCATAATAATTCCCTTTAATTTGCAACAACGTTGTCATTGCAGAAAAGTAGTCATAAATACATTTATTTACAACGCTTACCTTTCTTCTTTGTGCTTTAAGGTACTCCTGCCGATAAAACAACCTAGTTGCAATAAAGTAACTCAGCACAGAAGATATAATTGGTAATACTACAGGCAGCACATAATCTTTTATGACATTAGTATTATTAACGCCTTTAATTGCATCAATAATATCCTCAACCTGAAGCTGTCCTATTATATAGCTCGTATAATCCATTATCAGAAAGCCGTTATTGTTCTATTACAACGTTCAGTAGCAACTTTCACAGCATCACGCCCATCACTTAATTTAGGGTAAGAACCAATCTCTATAAAATATTGGACACCTCTTTCAATACAACCCTCAACTTCTTTTTTATTACTCTCATTACAACCAGCCAGCAACGCCCCCAAAAAGCCATAACACAAATCAGTTTTCTTTTCAATCCAAACTCCTTAACAAACACAATACAAAAACATATAAATATATTATTTTTCAAACTAAGTAAATCCCAGCGATTCATAAACCCTCTGTGTCAATCTGATGGGCATCTAACGCCTCGCTGTGCTTGTTGTTCAACGCTGCCATTCCAGAACGACTGGAGAGATTCCCTATCGTCTATGTGATGCTGCAACTCAGGATTGACCGATATTATTAAACCACTCCATAAATACCTCTAACAATTCTCCCCGACCAACTCACTCAGCGTCATTTTTTCGTTGCCCATCATCTGCTGTAGACGAAGAACATTTCATGGAACGATTTTAATACTGATGCGTTCATAGTTGAATTCAGCACAATAGCCGTAAGCAGGCATAATCTTCTAACATTAATAATACATGTGCATTCATATAACATCGACAATTTTAATGATTTTATCAAAATAAAAAATAACATACCCATTATAAACGATATACAGCCGCTGAAAAATAGCGGCTGCGGCATTATAAGTTTATATATGCAAAATTATTTATGATTAGTCAAAATTGATTATTCCATTTCATCCCGTTCTGCATCCTCCTCATCCATCATGTCAATTAAATTTCTGGTCCGCAATCTAAGCGCACTATTGAACATATTGTTTGATGAAACCCCACAATAATTATCTAAGTGAGCGATTACTCTAGAACAATCCATTATCATTTTATTTAATGATTCAATTAACTCGCTCCTAGATGTTTCATCAATACCACGGCGAATAAATCTTCTTTTTACACGAATTAGTGAATGATGCATGGATAATAAATCAGAAGCTACAATTTTTAAAACAGTTTCTTTACGCCCTTCCCTGTTTATTATTTTGCTAACATATTCTTCTGGCAATAATGATGCTGGATCACGCAATAATTGGTGATTTGTTCGGCTAATATCCAGCAAACTTTCAACAATTTTGGAAAGATTTTGTATCTCAGAAGTCGAATCACCTTTTGTTTTTTTAGTGGAATCTTTATCTACAGGGTTAATATCTTGAATGTTATCTAACTCACGCTCTAAACTTGGCCACCATTGCTCGAAAGCTTTAGTTAAGCGTTCTTCAGTCAAAAATCCTGCTTGATTATTTATTGACAACATCAACTTCAAAATATCGTTCTTATCATCCGAACGAGTATACTGGAATTGTAATATTGGGCCTGTTATCTCAGATGGTTTAATTTTAAACAAGAAAGGACTAACCCGGCTCTTATCAACCTTTTTACCTAAAGCACCCGCCTCAAAATTTATCCACGGTGCATTAATATTATTTTTTGTAAGGCAAATAATCCCATAAGAAGAGTCATCAAGTTCCTTTGATATATCAGTCGCCCAGCGAGTGCCTTTATCAATATCTTCCGCTGATACGTACGGCTCAGCTACTTGAATAACATTCGGTATCCAATCCCGTAATACTTTTGCTATCTCCAGGCTGTCCTGACCTGACCAACTAATAAATATCTTCATAATACCATACCTTGATTAAAAAAGATCCATATCTATGACGTCAATACCTGAGCACGCGGGGAAGTTATGCCTTATGGCAGAATGATTTCTTATTAAGCCCGTGTTTTTGCTACATGTAGCGATAGCTGGCAGTGAAAACACCCATTTCCACATGCAAAACAATGCATCTGATACATGCGGATTTACAATGTCAGCTAATCAAAAGTCATGTAAAAAAATCACCCCCTAAGGGGTGATTTTTATGCGTATACAACCTTTTCAACCTGAGTATCAGGAAGCAGCATTATAGCTTCCTCTAAATCTCTTCCTTTGACCCACTGTACTAAACTACTTGCTGTCTTTATGACCCTAACACAGAACCATACAGCAAGGACAAATGGAAACATGTAAAGCAATAACATTAAGCTATTGAATAACAGTACATTTTCAAGTATCCGACCGGATTTAAACAGTACATCAACAACTTCTCTATCATCACAGCGTTTGAAAACATCTATCTCACGCCGAATTTTCTGCCTTATTGCATGGTTTTCTGCCATACGCTTTTGAGCACGAAATTTGTTTGGCAACGTGAGTAAATGCAATCTATTGATAGCGTTATTCAATGAGTCATGCACAAGTGTTGCCGCTTGCATGGAAGTATCGGAACCTCCATCAATGATTTTCCTCCTAGCGACATCACGAAGCGCAAACAATTGGTTTCTATAATGAAGTCGGATGGACGGCAAAATGATTCGCTCGTAAATGAAGTGTGCTGCGCCTAAACCCAACAGCACATAAAACAGCACTGTCAGCATAATAACTCCTAAATAAACAACTATTTATCACTTGTACCCAAGGCTTGAGTGGTCTGTCTTTGTTGATACTTTGTTTTCTCGTTACCGATTCTCTGTGCCTCGGAACTAAAACAGCGCCTCATGATTCGCGCATGTGCAGACCAAGCCAAACCCACTATTACCGAGATAGCCCAACCAACCAAGGAATGCTCCTTAAAGCCATCAACAATAGAGAAGGCTAAATTGGACAAGTCAGTTTTTGGTAACCTCCATGCAGCAATCATTAAAATAATACTGATGGTAATAGGTATCAACTGACCATTAGACATGGCTCTTATCATTACATCCCGCCACGCCTGAGCCCACGTAACCTTAACCTGATTTTTGTTGCCTTTGCCTTTGCCTTGCTTCCCCATTTTACCCAGCCGCCGGTTACTTTTGAGGGCGCAAATAGTACAACTCGCTATCGTATTCAGTCAAAAAAGCTTTTCAGATTTTTGACAAAAGCCAGCTTAATCCTTGATTACTTCTCCTTCTCAATACAAGGTGTATAGCAAAGAGCGCCCATCAATCAAGCAAAATCTCCTTCCTTTGGCTTCATTTATCACCAAAACACAACATATAGAGTACATCTTCCCATTAAATAACTATACGAGAGTGCAACGAGGAAACATTCTAATCATAGAACAAGATCTTTAGATGCTTAACGCTGCCCCCTGTAAATAATTTTCGCAACTGGCGACGTTCACTCCATTACTGCTGAGAATCCCCGCCACTCATCAGCGACCGGATACGTGAATTTTTTCCCGTCGTAATTTACAATTGCTCCACGCGCCAGCGCCTCAAGCTCCCATCGCTGCGGCCTGATACCGTTCTGAGCAAGGTCAACGCGGATACGGGTAATTTGCATTCGTTCTGACCGGGTCAGTCTGGCCGATGGTGCCATTTCATGCTGTTTTAACGGGCTTCCGTTTCTTTGCTGACGGTTTGGTCTTCTCAGACCTTGTTTTAATGCGCCCCTGAGCGCCCTCACGACCTCCGGGTCATTCCATTCAATAACACCGTCATCAACCAGATTAAGCACTGCTGCGGCGTGCTCAGAAGGTGTGGGAGCCGGTAACGAAGTATCACCACCGGTGAGCTTTCCACAGTTATTGACAGGACTCCGAGGCGCGGCGATGCCGCTTTTTAAAGTCAAAGGCTCAACGACCGGCACTTTCGGAACAATGCGCCAGTCCGTCGTTCTGGTGATATGAATATGACGCGCGCCGAGATGCGGCGCGTAAATGCCGACCACTCTCTCGACTTCTTCCTCGTACTCGTTAACGTCATCCGACGGACTACGGGCGACCCTGACAGTCTGACAATCGCGCGGGACATTTGCCCCACCCTGCGCGCTGATATACAGCGCAAAATCGCCACTGTCTGCGGCAGCGCGTGCAGCCTCGACGCGTTCGTCAAACTCATCAGCAATGCTGACGCCACGAGGCAATTTGCGTAGTTCACGGTAAGCCCCCATTGTCGGCAGGCCAACCGTTTTAAATTGCGGAATGCGCCACGTTGACGCCCATGCGGTAACAGCCGCGGCAGTGTCTTTCAGCGGCCTGCCGGTGTCGTTATCGAGCTGACCATCCAGTGCATAGCCATCGATGTTTTTTGAAATGTATTTCGCGATATATCCCGCAGCACCGCCCCGGTTAAGGTGTTTTGCCTGAAAACGGTTTCGCGCAGCTCCTCTTTCGCCGCCATCCTCTTTGAGCGCGTAGCGACGCATGATTTCAATAATCTGGTTACGCTGGCGTGGATTACAAAAAAGCATCATATGCCAGTGCGGCGTTCCGTCGTGGTGTGGCTCAACGACACGCAAACCGTAGGCCTGTAAATCATTATCCTTAAATGCCGTGCGCATCAGGCTCCAGATACGGCAGAGATATCGCTGCGCATCCTTTGGATTAAATGCCTCATCGTTCCAGCCGTGATTTAGCTGGACGGTTTTACTTTCGCCTTTTCCGACCTGACGTGTCGGGTGATACTTTGACGGCGTGGTCAGCGTGATAAACATCCCCACATCACCCTCTGCGGCGGCGTAACGCTCAATACCGGCAATGGTGTTCATCAGCTCCATCCGGCGAATTTCAGGATTAGAAATACTGCCCATCACCTTACTGATAAGGTCGATGCGCTCGCCGGTTTCCCTGTTTTCAAGGTCACACGATTTAAGAAATTCCAGATTTGCCTGGCGGCGTGCACGTACATCACGAATGGCATGTTTACTGGCATAAGGAGAACGGTCTTTATTCACCTCCCCGACAGCAATCAGTAACGCCTCATGCCAGCGCATACGCTGGCCTTTAAGCTGATGAGTCCACCACTCATCGTTAAACAGACGGGCAATGGCAGAATATGCCTGCCTCGTGGTCATCTGTCCTTTACGGTATTTTTTCCAGTAGAGAGGGGAAATATTGAAAGCTCGTGCAGCGCCAGCAACATGACCATACAGGTGATCCTGAGCCTCATCCGTAAACAGTGATTCTTTTTCGCCATGCGCATCCACCCAGGCATCGCTGAGTTCCTCATACATCATGAAAAGCTGCGATGAGATACGGGCGGCAAACTTTTTCAGCTCCTTGTCATTCATTCCCAGCAGGCGCGCATAGTGGTCACGCTCTGCCAGAAACAGCAACGACGCGTCGGTGTTCATTTCATGGCGCTGATTCACACGCTCAATGCGCGGCCATAAACGACGCTGAAAAGTGGATGTGAGGAAATAAAACCCGTGCACCGGGCTTTTATTGCGCCGGATGTAGTCATAGCGTGAAGTAAACAGCGAGCGCAAAAAGTAAGGCAGGCGGTTAATCGTGGATAAAACACCTTGCACCTGACGCATCTCGTCACGTGTAAGGGGTCTTTCGCGCCCGACGGCCTCGCGTGGCGCGTTCCATGCATAAGCACCGGTAAACGTCTTACCGGTGCCTGCGGCAAATGCTGACGGAGGGACAAAACGCCCGGGGGCTTTAACGACCATATGAGCCAAAAGCCTCTGAACAACGCTTGCTGAGTTGCTCAACCTGCGCGTTTAAATCAGCAAAAGACTTTGCGCTTCCGGTCAGAATATCGTGATGCATCAGGCCGGAAACGAGCTGGCTTAATTTCGGGTAATAACCAACCACCGCCAGCCATTCCTGACCGGCGTTTTTACCGCTTTCAGCTCTCTTTTTCTCGTGGAGAATAAACTGAAAGCTGTCACTGGTAACGACATAACGTTCGCCAATTTCAATACGAATACTCATGCCGTTCTCCGGTAATGTTTGTTTTTTGCTTCAAAGACTGACTGACAGGAAACACAACGCGTGGCTGACGGATAAGCCGCACGACGGGCAGCAGGTATTGGCGCGTCACACTCTTCGCAAACCAGCGCAGAAGCACCGCAATGTTTTACCCTTGCCGCGTTAATCTGGCGCTCCAGTAATTCAGCCTGTTGTTCCTGAATAAAATCTACGTTGTCCGGCATTACCAGTTCCTTTTGTCGTTAAGGTTTTTAAATTCATCAGCGCAATAGCTGGCGATTTCTGTCGTTAATTTCGTCAGTTCATCCACGGAGGAGATTTGCTTGTGAAACACAGCGCGTTTAACAAGTAAATTGACCACATCAGACAGGAGATTTAATTCGTTCTGATAAATCGCGATAACAGACTCAGTTATTTCGCGTTTTTCTTTATCAAGACCAAGTTGAATAAGAGATAAATCGCCATTTTTCATAACGGCGATTTTTAAGGCGTTATTCAGTAATACAACTGAACGAGAACAGGACATCAAAGCACCTCCCCGCGAGACAATCCGATATTGTGAAATTTTTCCGACTCCTGACTGAGCAGCTCGACTATCTCCACGCGGGATAACTCCGCCTTTGTGATGTGGCGAATCATGGCGTCAAGATGAGAAGAAAAGCGCGTCGCTGCGTCGGCCTGTGCTTCGGTTCTGGCCTGTTGCAGCAGTAATGCGTATTTACCGCACTGATTTTCAGAAACTGTATGCATGACTTTCTCCAGGCAAAAAGAAGCCCCGCACAATTAAGTGCGTTAAAAACTCTGGTTAATTACTTAATGCAGATATTGCTCTGGTTTTACCGACGTCAGAATTGTCGGTGCATACTCAAACAGACTGAATAATTCACGTAATGCACGGAATAAAGCATCACGCCAGTAACATGATTCTTCATTAATGCGCCAGTACGGCTGATTGAATTCTTTTTCTGTCAATCCCGCATGCATAAATAAAGTGCGACGCTGACTGACTGTTAAAAAACTAATATATGCATACTCACTCGCGCCAACCTGACGACGTTTTGAGAATGCCCCACGCAATTCATCAATTGCACATACCAGTCGTTCACGTTCGACGTCGTTCATTTCTTCAAAACGCATCGTTGCGTGACGCTGTTTTAACTGCGCATGAAAGCAAACCGTTAGCCGTTCGCGCTCCATCATCTGATTATAATAATCACATGTATCCTGCCAGCGAGGAACGGCAAGATGCTTACCAATTATCCGGCGCATAGCTGCTGGCTGTTTTTCAACGAGATTGAGCGTCATCACTGTCATTCCCATACCCTCCGGCTTTTCAGAAAGGTCAGAGCCTTTTTTAACGGACTCTGTTTTTTGGTGCGGATAATGATTCCCTTACGCCCCTTACCGTGGGTGATGGTGAAGTCAATCGCCCTGGGGCTTTCGTTACGCAGTAACTGAGCAATACAACGCGGTTCACTCATAATCACAACCCCATCCACAAAAGCCATGCATCACGCTGTTCAACTGGTCGGTTATAAAACGCCTCTCGTACAGCGCGATTAAACTCTGGAATGAAAACCCACTTCTCACCGACACGAGCGTTCGGCTTACTTGGATCACGAAGCTCAATAACTGGCAATTTATTCTCTTTTACCATCTTGACTACAGCCGTTTCTGGCTTACCAAGTAACTCTGCAAACTTAACCGTATGTACCGCATCAATCGGGTACTGAATCACATAGTCATTGACTTCCATTGATTAGCCCTTTTTGCTTTCGTGTTACCCTTATTAGATCCAGTCCCTTCTAGGTCGCCCCTGTCCTTTCTAGGGACTGGCTAACACACTCAAAAGGTCACCAATACACAACCTTTTGACGGGAATATAAGTCACCAATAGGTTACTGTCAAATGCAGACATTCGAAAAACTGAAAGCGATTAGGAAAGCAGAAGGCTTAACACAGGCGAAATTCAGCGAAATTAGCGGGATAGCTCTAGGAACAGTCAAAAATTACGAAAGTGGGCATAAAGACCCTGGTCTCAGCATCGTTATGCGAGTCACAAATACGCCTTTATTTAAAAAATATACGCTCTGGTTAATGACTGGTGATACGTCACCACAAGCTGGTCAGATCGCGCCGGCTCTCGCACACATTGGGCAAAAACCAACAGAATCAGACCACTCCGAAAAACAGACTGGTTAACACTCTATAAACATTACATTTTCACTATTTGTTACCAAGATGGTGAATACAGCGTCAGAGGGCTTTCTTATGTCAATTAAGAAGCTCGATGATGGACGCTATGAAGTGGACATTAGACCTCGCGGTCGCGACGGAAAACGCATCCGCAGGAAATTTGAAAGAAAAGCTGAGGCTGTAGCATTTGAGCGATACACAATCGCCTACGCCAGCCAGAAAGAATGGGCAGGTCAGCGAGCAGATCGCAGAACTTTGAGTGAGTTGCTGGACATCTGGTGGAAATATCACGGGCAAAACCACGAGCATGGAACAAAAGAGTTTAATCATCTGCTCAAAACCATCAGCGGCATAGGTGATATACCAGTGAGCCGGATGAGCAAAAGAGCTTTGATGGATTATCGTTCCATGCGACTACGTGATGGTATCAGTGCCGCAACGATAAACCGTGACATGTACCGATTATCCGGCATGTTCACAAAATTAATTCAATTGGATGAATTTTCCGGGCAACACCCAATTCACGGACTGCCGCCACTGGCGGAGGCCAACCCTGAAATGACGTTCCTGGAAAAAGCAGAAATCGAAAAACTGTTAAATGTTTTGGATGGTGATGACTTACTTGTCGCACTTTTATGTCTGAGCACTGGAGGAAGATGGACGGAAGTTGCCACGCTAAAACCAGCACAGATTACAAATTGCAGGGTTACCTTCCTGAAAACCAAAAACGGTAAAAAGCGAACCGTGCCGATTTCTGAGGAACTGGAGAAAAAAGTTAAAGAGGAGGCCAGCGCTAAATTATTCAAAGTTGATTATGAGAAGTTTTGCGGGATTTTACGCAGAGTGAAGCCAGATATACCACCCAATCAGGCAACCCACATCCTGCGGCATACATTCGCAAGCCATTTCATGATGAATGGGGGCAATATAATCGCACTGCAACAGATTCTGGGACATGCGAGCATTCAGCAGACGATGGCCTATGCGCACCTTGCGCCTGACTACCTGCAAAATGCCGTCGCACTGAATCCTCTAAAAGGCGGAGTGACGTTATAA